ATCATTACCCTGTAAGTATTACTAACAAGTTCATCAGTTTACGAGGTTATATATACGCTGTTAAACCGATAAACCGATGATTAAAAAAAACTATTATGAGTTCAAACGAATTTAATTTAGTAAGGATTGAAGCCTTAGAAAAGAAGATTAAGGAATTAGAGTTAGAGTTGGAGAATGAAAAAGATAAAGATAACACAGAAGGAAATTTGGGATGCAACTCGACCAAGTGTCCATGTAAACAAAAAGAAGTATAAACGCAAAGCCAAACATAAAGATGCAAGACCAAGTAAAGACGATTGACGTAGACCAAATGTGGATGAGAGGCAGAATGAACCCTTGTTCAGAGTACGTTTTATATGCTAAGATTAAAAAGAATTATATAGACCGTATATACGATGATATTGTAGACATATCAAAAGGGCTAAAAAATAAAGAACTATTTAGTAACTTAACTGCTGCAAATAGAAAAAAAATTTACTATATTATAGATTCCATAGAGGGATTCAGTATTGAAAGCCTTGAGGAGCTATTAAAAGACAACCATTCTTTAGTAGAATTTATATATAAGGCTCATGCAATACGAAAAAGAAATCCTAAACAACCTTCTAGTTGAGTCGGGGATTACCCACAGATTAGACGATAGAATAACTCCTATCAAGCACCCATATATGAGGAGGTTAGAGAAAAGACTTAAATATCTCAGCATAAAATACACATACTTCCCCGACACTGATAGCCTAGCTGTGACAAGTATCGACGGAGCAGAGAACGACCTGCTTTGCCACACCCTTATGATGCCTTGTGATATAGGTATTAGCGTTATTATGTTAATTAACGAGGAAGAGGGTGCTGAGTCCTTTTTAGAAGAGGTTGCCAAGCAATTAGGGGAAATCATTCCTAATGACTTAGGGTATAATGTGGTGGGAGTTCTGTAAAAAAAACCAACAAACGCTTTTACAAGTCAAAAGTATTTACGATATTTGTAAAAGAAAGTTAATTTAATTAAAACCAATTATGGAGAAATCAGAAACTATAGGCAACCTAACTCTTGCCTTATCTAAAGTACAGGCTCAATTAAAACCTGCAAAAGAAAACTCAAAGAACCCCTTTTTTAAGTCTAACTACGCCGATCTTGGTGCAGTATGGGATTCTGTTAGGGAATTACTGGCTGAAAACGAGTTAGCAATAGTTCAAATGCCTACAGATGTAGGTGGGTTAACTACAATCTTATCACATTCAAGTGGAGAATACTTAGCCTCAACGTGCTACATTCCTTCAAAGGAGGATGCTCATGGTGTGGGTTCGGCAATAAGCTATGGTCGTAGGTATGCCCTCGCAGCCTTCATTGGGGTAGTTACTGGGGATGACGATGGTAATAGTGCAGTGAAAGGCTCAACACCTAAAGCCTCCACGTCTAAGCCTAAGTTGACATCTGACCAGTACAAAGCGATGGCTAAAGCTATCGAAGAGGGCAAAGGAGAGGTTGTTAGGCAGAAAATGAATGGGTATACCTTAAGTAAAAATCATAAAGACAACCTTGAGAAGTTATTGAAAATATCTAAAACCTTAGTGTAATGAGTTTAGATAGTTTTATAAAGAAGTTAGAGGATGATTCTTTCTATTACTCAGACTATGATTTTGTTACAAACTCGCAGTTAGGGTTGATAAAGAAAGATGTCAGAACCTATAAGCTGATGAGGGATCATCCCGAATTTAGGCTTGAGACCTTCCCTATGATATTCGGCAGGGCATATCACGTAGCTATGTTAGAACCTAACGAGTTTGGGGATAAGGTTAAAGTGTTTAACTCAGCCACTAGAACCACTAAGGGGTATAAGGAGTTTAAGGTTAATAATCCCGATATACCCACTATCATTCTTACTAAGGAATACGATAGAATTATGAGAATGCAAGACGTGTTGTTTTCTCATAACGAGGTTAACGATTTACTTCAATCTGAGGGAGAAAGAGAGATAGCCAACGCTTGGCAAGATGGGGATACTGGCGTATTCTGTAAGGGTAAGGCTGATTACCGAAATGGTTCAACCTTAATCGACCTTAAAACGACAGGGGATGGTAGCTTATACGGATTCTCAGGTTCTTGCAGAAAGTATGGTTACGACAGACAGTCAGCCTTTTACATGGATGGCTTTGGATGTGATGAGTTTGTGTTTATAACTCAAGAGAAAGAGAAGCCTTATAACGTGTCTATATTCTACGCAGGAGAAGAGTTCTTACAAAGAGGTAGGAGTGAGTATAAGCACTTGCTAGACACCTATAGAAGGTTCTTTATTGATAACGAGGAATCCGTAGAGGAGCACCTTATAATGGATACGTTAGTATGACACTAAAGGAAAAACTAAGAGAGCAACGCATCAGTGTGATGTGGCTCGCAGAAAGGATAGGGGTAAGTCGACCCACCCTATATAAATACTTAAACAAACCTGACGAGTTTAAAGTTAAGCACGTTAGAAGAATTGCAAAGTATTTAGATTTAACAGAAAGGGACGCACTAATTAATTTTTTTAAACAAGCTGAAAGCTATGAGTAAAACAGACAAAATTTTCATTGGAAACGGAACTGAGAAGTTCGATGGTGGATTAGTAGAGTTCTCACTAAACCTAACAAAATTAGGTAAAGAGGCAGGAGAACATATGTTCGATTATAACGGTGATAAGTACATTAAACTAAAAGTCGTTAAAAAACGTGATGGTGCAGACGAGTACGGTAAAACCCACTACGTTGAGGTGGACACGTTCAAGCCTGAGACTAAAAAGGCTCAAGTTGAGGAGTCTACAGACCTACCGTTTTAATATAAATTAAATATAGGGGGGTAATCGTAACGAGGATTTCGATCCCAATTTACTCCCCTGTATTTTTTTTAACCCTAACCAAACCATTATGAAATTAAGAGTATCAGATACAGACATAGTAATTACCGACAGGCTAGATTTTGTTGAGATTGATGGGGAGTCTATATTCTTTCATTTTGGAGATAAAACCCACCGATCTGTATTTAATAACGACCTAGAGTCTCAATGCGTATTCAATAATATGAACGCTTGTATGGTCGTTACAGATGTTAGGTTCGAGACTAAAGAAGCTAAGGTTGTAGAGGACGAGAGGAAAGAGAAGGGCTTTGAGATGTTTTGGAGTCTATATGATAAGAGGATAGATAAAGGTAGAACAAGGAAGGCTTTTATGAACATGCCCCTAAAAGATATGTACGCAGCAGTTGAAGGTGTTAAGGCTTACGTTGACTCTACACCTGATAAGAAGTATAGAAAAATGCCCACCACTTGGTTAAACAATAGGGGTTGGGAGAGTGAGATTAAGATTGATAAGAAAGCTACAAACCGATACGTTAAACCAAAATACATAGACGATGAAAGATAATATAGAGATGGAGAAGGGGCTTCTTGGTAGGATAATGATGACCCCTAGGGATTACTACGACTGCCACAGCTTAATATCTGAGGATATATTCTCAGACCCGTTAAACAAGAAAATATATAGGGTAGTCTCTGATAGGTTAGACAAAGGGGAGAAGGTTGATATGCTTGTTGTATGTAGCAAGGTTAAAGACCCCTTAATCGACTTTAGAGTTGCTGAGTGTTATAGTGGTAGTTATGGTAACTACATTACAGAACACATGATTTTATTTCTATCTCAGGAAGAGAAGAAGGTAAGGTTAAAGAAGTTGGTTGAGCTTACTAATAATAAGATTAACAAGGGGGTTGATCTTTTTGAAATACTTGAGTTTATTGATAGGGAGTTAAAACCTATATCAGACATCAAGGGTAGTGACATCCCCGATATAAAGAAACAACTTAAGGTTCTACATGATGACATAAGAAGGAGGATGGATTCAGATGATATGATCGGTCTTCCTACAGGTTTCCAATCAGTCGATAAGTTCACTGGGGGATGGCAGGAAACTGACCTTATAGTCATCGGTGGGGCTTCATCTATGGGTAAGACATCGTTAGGTCTATCGTTCTGTTATAACTGTGCGAAAGCAGGGATACCATCTGCGGTATTTTCTTACGAGATGGGGGATACCCAGTTACTACAACGACTTGTATCGTTAGAAAGTGAGGTTAACAACCGATACATAATGAAGGGGACACTAGAGTCTAGCGAACTCACGAGGGTTGATAAAGCTATAGGTAAGTTAGAGAATACCACCTTATTTATAGATGAGTGTAAGGATTCTTCGCTTAGATACCTACTTAATAAAATCCGTCAGTACGTTATAACAAAAGATGTTAAGTTTTTCTTAGTGGATTACTTGCAGTTGGTTAAAGCTGCTGGATCATCAAGAGAGCAAGAGGTGGCGGTAGTGGCTCGTGAGCTTAAGAATATAGCTAAGGAGCTCAACGTAACCGTAGTAGCCCTATCTCAGTTAAGTAGAGGTGTGGAGCGAAGAGATGGCTGTAGACCTAGCCTGTCTGACCTACGAGAGAGTGGTGAAATTGAACAGGCTGCTGACATTGTTATGTTGGTATATAGACCCGAATACTATGGGATTATGACTGATGATAGTGGTCAATCAACGGATGGATTAGTAGACCTAATCTTTGCGAAGGGTAGGAACATAGGTACTGGTACTTTACCGTTAAAGTTTAAGAAGGAGTTCACTAAGTTTAGTGACCCCCAAGATTACGAGGAGAAGTTTGTAGCGTCTCAACCAAACGAATCTTTTTAGCTATGGATTTCGACTCAGTAGTACACTTTTTAATAGGATTTTTCTTTATCCTATGGGTTATTAAAGAACTAATAGAAACGTTATGACAAGACAAGAAATTTTTGAAGAGGCTGTTAAAATGGTGAGCGAAATCACTGGTGTATCAAAAACTGATATGCTATCCAAGAACAGATATAGGATTAATGTTAACGCTAGAAAGATACTGACATACTCCCTTAGGGATAAGTATAATATGGGTTGGACTGTTATGGCTAATATGCTTAATATGAACCACGCATCAGTGATATACTCCTATAAGTACGTAGTAAATAACGCTGAATACGATAAGGATATTAGGGTTTTTAAAACAAGGATAGACGCTATAGATGACAGTAATAACATGAGGCTTAGAAAGCATTTAATTTCTATAATTAAGAACTCAACCGTATCGGTTGACACAAAGCTTGATAGGTTGATAGAAATCATTAGAGATGAAAAAGGGAATATATCACAGCACGATCTATTACAAATGGAGGACTATAAGCTACCGAAAGGGGGTGGCAAAGCCATCAAAGAAGTGGAAGGAATCTAAGTATACCACCTGTACAACTGGTAGAACTCCCGAAGAGGTTAGTAAAATTAATCATTTGATGAGTACTTTAAAGTTAAGATGTAAGTCAACAAACGAGGTAGAAATAAAAATAACAGGGATTGCAGAGCATAACTTTATATGTATGTCCCACGATGTTCACTAAGGTATGGCAAAGTTTAAATGTAGTAAGTGCGACAAAGAGTTAGAGCTAATAAAGCATAGTATTAAGGTTATTGATGGGAGTATTGTATCTCCTGAGGCTACGTGCTGTGACGAGTATATGGATACTATAAAGGAAAATGGCGGTCTTGGAGGTATTATTAAGAGACCAGGAGGTAGAATAAGAGGAAAATTTTAGAGGCTATTCGTAGTACGTGATACTGCAACCTAATTATCGTCTAGTCTCAACCCTTGCTAGGTTATTTTAATTTGTCTCAACCTAGTGAGTTAATACGTGAGCAAGCTACGTGAGTGCTGCACTATACACAAGAGCCTACTTGATAAAAGGTAAATAAAAACAAAATAAGATGAATGAATTAGACCACATTTCAAATGAGCTAGAATTAGCTACTGAGATTAGAAACATCAAAAGCAAGCTAGAAGAGTTGACTCTATTGTTAGATGAATTAACAGCTATGATAGACGCTAAGGATGTTAATGTCACTAAACTGGTTGGCATTGTAAGCGAGTATAAAAAAATAAAAAACTAAGAGTTATGTATAAGTTTATTTTAATTGCGATGGCAATACTGGCTATTTATTTGTCTTACGAAGAATATAAAAGTAGTAATAAGTCGTAAAATATTAAGACATTCTAGGGGATATTTAACTTGTTAAATACCGATTTCTAACCCTATGAATGTTAGTGCGTGAGCAAGCTACGTGAGTGCTGCACATCATACGAGAGTACCAAGCGTGAGTTGGACAAATAATGAAAATCCTGTTAATGAGAATCAATAGGTAAAAAATCCTAGGCTGGGGAGTCTAGGTAAAATCAGTGTCAAAAGTAAAGCCAAACGTGGGGGTATGCCCTGCGGAGGTACTGGCATACCTTTCGAGGCTTCGCTTTGACCTCAAAAATAAAAAGTTATGGAAGTAATATCAAATTGTTGTACCGCACCAGTGATAGAAGAAACTGATCTTTGCTCTACCTGTATGGAGCATTGCGACCCTGTAATATTAGAGGATTAATTAACTTAAAACTAGGAAGATGAAAAAAGTATTATTAATTTTGTGCGTTATATTTTCGAGCTTAGTTCAAGCTCAAAACACTAATCTTAAAATATGGGAGGCTCAATATTCAGAGTTTCGTGAATGGAATGCAGACTCAGCGAAATACTCAAACTACTATGGCGGATGGCAGAAAACCAAGTTCGCCTACACTAAGGAGTTTATCGCTATTGAGTTAGAGGAAGATAAGGTGAAAAAGATTTGGTGGGCTTATTACAATAGCCCTAACGACTATACGGATTGTTATTATACTGAAAATGATGCCTTTAAGATATGCGTTAATACAAAAGGAAAAAAAGTCAACATCTGGGGTAACGCTGTGGGTGATAGGTTTACAACAGTCTGGACTTTGAGTAAAATTCATCAAGTAAAACAAAGCGAATGAGAACTCTACTAGAATGGAGATGCGGATACTGTGATAGTATTCAGCAATCCGATAGCGTTAAAAGATGGTCAATGGATTACTGCAAATGCGGAGAGTCTTTTGTTGACTTAGAGGAACATTACCAACGTAATATGGGAGAGGTTATCGTTATGAATACGTCAGTATTTGGAGAGATAGACACAAATGATATACATAAAATACGTGTATATGACGCTAAAAAGGGTATTAAACCTGAATTAAGCGATGAAGAAATACTTGAGTGGATAAAATCATACTCAAAGTTTAAAAAAAAATAAATCTAAAGCTAAACATTATGGAATGTGGTGCAAATATGCACCAATAAAGCTCAAAATGTGTTTAATATGATACACAAATAAGGTAAGGTTGAGCTACAAAAAGTAAACTTTGGTGTTTACATTCACCAAAAAAACGGTTATATGGTGATTACAATTTTAATGTAGGATGGTGAAATTGGCAGACACGCCCACCTGTCTCGTGGGTGTAGATAACGGAATAAACTTAAGATATTTGGGATTGACCACCAAGCTGTACAGCACCCTGGTTCAAAACTGTCTTAAAGCTAACCGCTACGTGGAGGTTCGAGTCCTTCTCCTACAGCAACTGTCGCAAAAAAAGCGACAAATGTCCAGTAAATTAAACAAAAAACTGGACAAATGTTCACCTGACTGAACAATCTCGTATGGCTATAGCCTTACGTTTGAGACCATTTTGTATGGCTATTACCTGCCATAACTTTCTATAGTAGGTGAAAAACAATTATTAACGGTGAAAACTAATTAAAGTAAAGTAGTTTTGGAGAAAAAGAAAATACATTTTGATGAGGAGACTCTTAGTTCGCTGCTCCCTTACACACAAATTTATTATAGTCTTCCAAGGAAAAAGAAGAAAGCCATGAAGAAGAGGATAACTAAAGATGTAGAGGAAGCTATCCTCGCATATATAGATAACCACTTATCAGAACATGGAGAGTTAAATTTAACAACTGAAATTTAAGCAATATGGAAAGTAATGAAAACTTTGATGAGACTGAATACCTTTTATCGTCTAAGGTTAATAAAGAGAGGTTGGAGTCTGCTATAAAAGATTTTGCTGAAAGCAGAGATCGTATAGTAGCTCATCTATCTAGAGAATTGGATATAGATAATTCTTCTAACCTAGAGGGGCAAGAGGCAGATTTCTCAAAGAACATGGGGAATAAAGAGCCTATTATACAGCCTAAAGATATAGAGGCTATTATAACGCCTGTAAGCCTTTTAAGTTTAGGATTTACTGAAGAGTATCAGAAGCCTGAGTGCGGTGACGCAGGGTACTTGTATTACTCTCTATACGTGCATGGTGTAGCTTTATTATCAACATCTCTTGATGACGATGATGGGTTCTACGTATTCATGGATGATAACACCAAGGTAACAGACTACAACAAGCTAGAGAGGCTAGTAACTAGTTTAAGAGAGCTATAGTATAGACCACTATCATTAGTAGGGCGTATGTAACTTTTGTAGTTTTATTCATACGGTGAAAGTATTAAGAATTTTTAAGACGAACATTAACTAAACATTAAATTTAAGTAAAATGCAAGACAAGATCAGACAAAAGTGTAATGAGGTTCGGGATTTATTATTAGAAAAGAATAAGTCTTATGGTAACTCAGTTTTCAACAAAGGTATTCTATTTGAGGTAGAACCTATGTACGCTATCCAAGCGAGGATAAATGACAAGTTAAATAGGATTAAGAGTAAGAACACTTACCTGAGTGAGAATGA